TTACACTGAAAGCATTAGCTGAAAAGCATGATATAAAGCTGGGAACGTTGAAAAGCAGGAAGAGTCGTGAAGGATGGGAAAGGGATGCAACTCCTGCTAAAAAGGTTGCAACCCCTAAGAAGAAGGATGCAACCAAGGAAAAGGTGCAGCAACAGGAAGAGTTTGTGCCTGAGATTGATGAAGAGGGATTGACGAATAAACAGCAATTATTCTGCATTCATTATGTGAAATCCTTTAATGCTACGCAATCGGCAATCAAAGCTGGATATAGTCCAGACACAGCGCATGTGCAGGGACCGCGACTGTTAGGCAATGTTAGAGTCGCCGAAGAAATTCGCCGCCTTAAGCAAGGTCTGACGAACAGCCTATTCATCGATGCGCAGGACGTGCTAGCGAAGTACGCTGCCATTGCTTTTGCTGATATAACGGACTTTACGACCTTCGGTAAAAAAGAAGTGGAAGTCATGGGAATGTTTGGACCTGTGGAAGATGAGGACGGAAACGTGCTGAAGAAAGAAGTCAATTATGTGGACTTCAAGGAATCCAACATGATCGATGGCACAATTGTTACTGAAGTGAAGCAAGGGAAGGACGGCGTGTCTATCAAGCTAGCTGACAAGATGAAAGCGTTGGATATGCTAACCAAATACTTCGAAATCTTGCCTGATAGTTATAAGCGCAGATTAGCAGAAGAGAAGATGCAGCTTGAGAAAGATAGATTCGCATTCGATAAGGCGAAAGCCAACCTTGATGATGAAGAGTACGAGGATGATGGTTTCATGGATGCGTTGGATAAGGCGGCAGAAGGAGCGTGGGGCGATGACGGCGACGATGGAAGCAATGCCGAAACCGAAGAAGCTTAAGCCCGCACTGTTCAAGTTTCAGCCATTCTCCAAAAAGCAAATGAAGGTGCTGACATGGTGGAATAAGCGCACTCCTGTGCATGATAAAGATGGAATCATATGCGATGGCTCGGTTCGTGCCGGTAAAACGGTCGTGATGAGCCTTTCTTACGTTATGTGGGCCATGCAGTCATTCAACGAAGAGAACTTCGGTATGGCTGGTAAGACAATCGGGGCGCTGCGGCGTAACGTAATCACTCCACTGAAACGGATGTTGAAATCCCGCGGATATCGCGTGAAGGACCATCGGGCTGACAACTATCTGACTATCACGAAGAATGGAGTAACCAATTACTTTTACATCTTCGGTGGTAAGGATGAAAGCTCGCAGGATTTGATTCAGGGTATCACGCTGGCCGGCATGTTCTTTGATGAAGCCGCTCTGATGCCGCAATCGTTTGTGAGCCAGGCGGAAGCTCGTTGCTCTGTTGATGGCTCGAAATACTGGTATAACTGCAACCCAGGCAGTCCTTATCATTGGTTCAAGACAGAATACATCGACAGGCTGGAAGAAAAGAACCTGATCCGGTTGCATTTTACAATGGATGACAACCCTTCCCTATCGGAGCGGGTAAAAGAGCGTTACAAGCGAATGTTCACCGGAGTGTTTTATCAGCGGTTCATCCTGGGCCTATGGGTGCTTGCTGAGGGCGTCATCTATGACATGTTCAATAACAACAAAGATGGCGGGCATGTGGTTGATACAGTGCCGCGAAGATATACCGACTATTACGTCAGCATTGACTATGGTACACAGAACCCGACGACATTCGGTCTGTGGGGTAAATTCGAGAAGAAATGGTACAAGGTCAAGGAGTATTACTACAACGGCCGCGAGAAGTCGAAGCAAAAGACGGACATCGAGTACAGCAAAGATCTGCAGGAGTTCACGAAAGGCATCCGGGTCAAGGGCGTTATCGTGGATCCATCAGCTTCAAGTTTCATTGCACAGCTGAAAAAGGATAGGTTCCATGTGATCAAAGCCAAGAACGACGTGCTGGAAGGTATCCGGAATGTGCAGTCAGCATTGAGTGATTATCTGATTTACTTCAATGACTGCTGCAAAGAGACATTCAAGGAGTTCTCTTCCTACGTATGGGACGAGAAGGCAGCCAACCGCGGTGAGGACAAGCCTGTGAAGCAATTTGACCATACGATGGATGCTGACAGGTACTTTATAAACACAATCGTGTATGCGCCGCAGGGTGGCATCAGCAGCACGAACATATGGTAAAGGGGAATTAACATGAATGGAATGCTGGAGAAACTATTAAAAGCACTTAAAGAAAAGCACGGCGATGAAATAAACGTTAAAGAAGAATCCTATTTCCTTTTCTTTAATGACGGCCATTTCTTCTTTGCATTAGATCACGACACGAAAGAGTTGCAAGTAACTGTTCATTTCACTGATTCCGGTAGCCAGAAAATATATTATTCAAATTCGAATATTGCTGATGTAATCGAAGCCGAGTAGGCTTTTTTATTTTGCATAAAGGAGTGATTATATGTCTTTAAAAATTGAACGTTGCTACGATTTGTTGGATGCAGACGGGCGCCGTGTAAGTATGACTCACGATCACGATGAAGCGATGGGTGAGATGATTAAAGGGAACATTGATTCTTTTGTGGCTTACAACAAGCTAGGACATTACATGTCGGTTGTTTACTTCTACGATCAAGCACAGCTGAAAGAGGACTTGGAAAACGGAACCATCAAGATTAATGAATAAAGACTACCGGCAGCAGGAAAGTAGGTGAGACAATGCCAAATGGTCCGATCGAATGGACGAAATGGGACGAGGGTGTGATCAAAGAATACCACGGACCCATCGCGGATTTCCGCAAATTATACGACGGGGAACACGTTGACCTATTCGGCCGAGCAAAAGACTTGGTTGAAAAGGGTGAAATCGTCGATAGCATAACCGAAGGCAAACGGCGGGCTTTAAACGTCCGTCCGCCTTATATCATAGCCAATGTGGCTAAGCTGATACCTGAGATACCCGCAACCCTCGTATCACGCTCTATCGGCAAGATACAGTCGTCTGTGAAGTCCACGGACGAGCAGAATGAGAGCCTGGACGAAAGAACAGAGGATTTGATTGATGGTCCTGATGATGAAACGTTCAATGGGTCAGTCATCGACGCACAGAATGAACTGATCAAGCAAATCGATAAGAACAGCAAGCTGCAGTTCGAGCATTGGGCGAATATCGTTGCACATCAGGTGGATGGCGGTCTTGTTGGTTGCGTGTGGAAGGATGAGCGCGGCTTACGTATCGAGTTCAAGCAAAGGGATGTCTATTTCCCGCATGAGGATGATCTGGGCTGTGATCTCGCCTATGGATTCGAGAGAGACAATGACAAATACCTGCATGTATACAGAGAGCGTGTTGAGGAAAAAGGATTGCGAACCTCGAACATGCTCTTTTCTGTTGGCAGTGATTCCAAGGCTGAGCAAGTCGATGAGGAAGAAGCAAAAGAGATCCTGGGCATGAAAACCCTTGAGACATTCTATCCTGGCCGTAACCGCCCATTCATCCAGTATTGGGCGAATGAGAAGACATTCTCCAATCCTTACGGTGTATCGGCTCTGAAAGGGCAGTTTGGTAAGCAGGACGAGATCAACTGGACGCTCACGCGCAGTGGATTGACTTTCGAGCGTAATGGAAAGCCGCGGTTGGCTGTATCGAAGGAAGTTTTCCAAGCATTACAGGATGCAGCGCAGCAACGGTATGGCGATGAAACAAAAATTGACCATCGCGACTTGGAGATCACTACTATGGACGATCAGGGCAAGTCATTGGAAGTCATTCAAATAGACATTACCAAGATCGGTGACATCCAATGGGTGAAAGACCTGATGAAGCTTATGTTCGTCGAGACAAGGACGTCTGAAAAGGCAGTGGATTTCTACATGGACGAAGGCGGCAGTCCGGCGCAGTCCGGTGTTGCTAAGTTCTACGATCTGTTTACATCGATATCCAAGGCAGACCAGTTGCAGAAGGAATACATTTACTTCCTGCAGCAGTTATTCGAGAGTGCTCTATGGCTGGCAAACTTGGATGATCCGGCAGTCATCATTGAGGAGCCGGAAATCACAATCCAATCCATGGTACCGGTTAGTCGCAAAGAACTTATCGAGGAGAATATGATTCCGTTCAGCAGCAGCAAACAAGCACAGTCGCTCGAGACTACAGTTCGCCGTATGAATCCTCAAGCATCAGAAGAATTCATTCAGGAAGAGCTTACGAGGATTGAGGAAGAAGCGCAGGGTGATGATAGCACAACATTATCAGCTGGTAGGATGACGCTGGCGAATTACCTGGACAATCCGGATCAGCGTGGGCAAGAGCAGGATACTGAGGAAGAAGAGGAGGAAGCGGACGATGAAAGCTAATATGTATCATAACGGCGGGGTCATTCACGATGGGGGAATCGAAAGGATTGCAGGTATGGCACGGCCGCTAGCAGATCAAGAATTCCCTGATTTTGAGGTGGTTCTGACACCTGATGTTAGAGTCCATCACTTAATAAACTATCTGGATACATTGTTCAAAGTAGAAAATCGTAGTGATGCATTAGTAGAACGGATAAATAAAGCAATCGATGAAATCGAGAGCATTCTCATAGAAAAGTAGGCGGCTTTAATGAATGAGGAACAACTGCTTAGATTCATTGATGAACAGATTGCCAGAATCCATCAGCTTATCCAAGATTCCGGCGACTTGCTGGACGACAAGGAAACGCAGAGGCTGATTGCAGCGATCATCCAGGTGCTCAATCAACTGGGAGTCGATATAGAAGAAGTCATCCCTGGCATGGTACTCCGTGAGTATTTCAGAGGCGTAGACGAAGCGACACAGGCGCTTATCGAAGAAGGCATGCCAATAGCCGAGGCGGCTGCTTTAACGGCAGCAGGAGCGGTCTCTAAGCCATTTCAGACGAAGATTCACATGGAAGCTGTACAGAAGATTGTCAGTGACACGCTAAGCGATCTCAAAGCCGCTATTCGTACCGCAAAGGGAAATGCTCAGGAAACCATTCAAGAATCGCTCAGCGATGTTCAGGATGAGCTTACAAAAGGAATCTTGATCGGAGATAACCGGAAAGTAGCAAAGCAGCGTGTCGCCAAGGCGTTTGAGAAACATGGGTTGACTTCGTTTGTTACGAAAGATGGCAAGCGTCTGCCGTTGGATTTCTACGCCGGTGTTGTGGCGGCAACGAAACTGCGTGATGCTACGGTGACCGGTAGCTCCAATCGATACATTGAGAATGGTGTGACGCTAGTACAGGTCAATGAACGCACTGATACGTGTAGCATATGTGCCAAATTTAGAGGAATGGTGGTGAGCTTGACTGGTGATCATGAAGGATTCCGGTCAATCAATGACGTAGGAATCAAGCTGCCACCGTATCACCCGCACTGCCGCGGTACTGTCCGACCGTTTCCTCTTCAGTTTCGTACAGAAGAGCAGATACAGCGCGAAAAGGACAAGTGGAAGGACTGGAAGCCAACGGACGATCCTCGTTCTAAGTCAGCCAAGAAGCAATATGAGCGGGATCAGGAGAAGCGCAGGCAGGCTAACGCAGAGAAGCAGCAGTACGAGCGATGGAAAGCGTTGCTTGGAAATGAGGCACCGGCTACTTTAGGTGCCTTTAGAAGAATGAAACGTGGCAATACAAAGCGATTTCAGCAGTTGGAGAGCATGTACAGGAGTGCAGCTATAAAGGC